ATAAAGATCTTCCAATAAAAAATGTTGTTCCTGGTCCACGGGCACTTGTTCAGATTTTTTAAGTAAATCATTTTCAAATAATTCTCTCGATGTCTCTAACGAAACTAACCTGGCCGTAAGCTCGGTAAAAGCAAACACGCCAGCCCCGACAATAATTATAAGGCTAGCTACCGTTTTCATTGGCATAGCAACTTTTGCGTCTTCATTTATATTTAATGGTTTGTTATTCATCTAATTGGTCCTCCAAAAAAAGCTAACAATATAAAAGCAATAATTAATGCACCTGTAAAATAATAATTCATCCTACAATACTCCATTAATTTTTACCTTCATTTTCAAAAGACATATCATCAGCATATTCTTTATATTTTTTATAAGTTCGTTTACTGTTTTTTATTTCTTTCATTTCGTAAAACATTTTATCTGTATCTTCAGTAACCATGTTATTGTCTTCTGCATCCCAGTAAGTAGTTTGTACTTTATAGTCTGGCCAACTGCTATCAGTAGTATAACTATTAATGTGCCACAAAATACGATTATTAGGCTGAGCTGCATAATTACCGTTAGCAAGTTCCAGTATATGTGCGCACTTATGTTCTTGAGGAATTTCAGAGTGCTCTGTATCCAAGATATTAACATCTGGATGAGCCCAATCAATTGTAAATAAATATTTTCCATGATAAAATTTTTTATCTAAACCTAAATATTTACCGTTTATTCCATCCAACCAATCAAAGCAAGTGACACTAGGCCAATAACTAAAACTGTTCCACAGTTCCAGCTCGTGCGTCTGCATATCCGGCACAGAGGCTCTATCATAACATTTTTGGAAAAACGCTGAGATAGGCAAACGCCAGTAGCACGCACCATTTGGTAACATGATGTTAAATAAGAGTGCACGCCCTGAAATCGATGTAAGACCAAAGATGACACATTCTTCACTTTCTCCCATATGTTCTTTAAGATCATAAAGATACTCCTTTCTTATTTTACAGTATATTGGAGGGATGTTTGAATTGAGATAGGCCATGTTTATATTTTTCTCTCCAATAATTTTTTCTTTCTAGAATTCTTATTCTTTTTTCTAGGTCATTATATCCAAATAATTTTTTTAATAAATCTTTTAACATTTCCATCTTCTTCTTGCTTGTCTAATTCTTGAATTAGGGTCATTCCTAGTTTTTGCAGAAGATCTTTTAAGTTGTCCAAGTGATCTTGCACAATATGACTTTCTACGATTAGCAGCTTTTGATCCTTTTTTAACTTTACCGGTAACTGCAGTTTTAAGTTTTGATCCAGGATTAGCTCTTCTGTAAGCAGCTACTCCAGCTTCAGTCATTCCAGCCCCTTTTTCAGTGGGTCTATAATTTTTTTTATTTCTAGGTGGCATACCACCTTTTTTTAATTCTATAATATCTGCGTAGTATTCTAAATCCATTTTAAGTAAATGTTATAGTTACACCTGCAGTTCCAGATATAGTCGCATGAATACCATCTTGAAATAAAATTCCATTACCAGGTAAATACATATCTAAACCTTCTTCTCCAAATAAATAAGTTGCAATAACATCTCCTGAAGCTCCACCACTTCTAAATATAATAGAACCGTTTGCATTATTACCTTTACCTTGAATAGAAGTTAATCTTGTTCTATTTGTATTACCTGTTCCTCCAACGGCTACCATTTGAGCTGTAGCAGTTGCGTGTGCGACCGACTGGTCTGATGAAAAACTTGAGCCACCCATTATCCATTACTCCCTGTTAAATTAGGACCAGAATATTTATCTGTTAGTAATGTATAAGCAGCAACATTTGTTTTTGTTTTACAAAAAATTCCTTTTGGGAATAAAATTCCATCGTCAGGAAAAGCAAAATTTACTAAGTCTCCAGTAGGTACATCTGCTATAAACAAAGTATCACCTGAATTTGAAGTTGTTGTTAATTCTAATACTCCTGCTCCACCACCATCACTTGAAACAATAATTCCTTTTAATCTAATTGGTTGTGCAATAATTGCAGTAGCTCCTGCAGCTGCAGTTGATCTTGTTGCTTGTATATCACCTTTAAACATAAATCTCCTAGTTCGTGGCTCCCGAAGGAGCCACTAATTATTTATTACGCTGCAAATGCAAATGCACCTGTAGTAGCATCAGCCGCACCACCCATTTCTGAAGCGATGTGCCAAGTACCATCTTCAAAACACATAAAAGCAATTTTGCTTCCAGTTGTAAAAAGATTAGTCGCTGCGTTAGCTGGTGTATAAACTAATTGAGTTTCACCTGCAGTAGAAGTGTCAAAAGTTACTTCAGCTGTCGCTCTTGATTCAATTAAAGAACCTGTAGCAAAAACATCAGATCCTGCTGCATCAAAAGTTAAAGTTAAAACTCCACCTGCTGTATCTTTAGATTGAACGTAAACTGCTATTGCACCTTTAGTTGCTGCTGGTAGTGCTACAGCACATGCTGCTGCACCTGTGTAATTAACAACTGCTATAATACCATCTGCGATAGTAATGTTTGCTGCTGTTGCTGTGTCAGCTAAAAGTAAACCTGTAAGATCAGGCATGCCTGAACTCATTCTAGTTGTAACTGCGCCTGTAGTTGCGTTTTTTGTAGCCATTTGAAAGCCACCTTCAGAACGTACTGGTCCTGAAAAAGTAGTTGATGCCATAATTTTCTCCTTTGTATAGCGTTCGTTATGTAGTCTCTATACCGTCTGCCTAGCCAGTCTACATAATAATTATTTTTCTAGGTCTTTTTATTATACATAAAAAAAGGGGCGATGTGAACACCGCCCCTTTAAAGTAATACTTAATGTATTTTATCTATTAACTAGTTGGTAGATTTCCATTACCAAAGATTGCTCTAGGATCTGAGAATCCAAAAGAGTATCTTTCTCTAGCTTTAAATCTTACGTTACCAGTATCGAAGTCGCCTTCAATCGCAGTTTTGATTGGTGATCTAACGAAATGTTTCATTCCATTAGGAACATCAGTCATTAGGTAGTATGAGTCAGTATCAGTTAAGAAATTGTTAACTGAATACCCTTCAGGTACCATACCCATTGAAGCGATTGCGTTGATATCGTTATCAGCTGTTCCAACTCTTTGAGGAGTTTTCATCAATCTCTCAGCAGTAAATTGTAATTCTTTTGGAATTATCATTTTTCTACCTTGAGTAGCGATTCTTAGACCTCTTTCGTCTACGAATCCAGCGATGTCGATTAACGACTGCTCTAGTGAAGTTTCGTTAAGGTCTGCAGCAGTAGCTAGTACATTTGAAAATGTACCACCTGTTGCTAATGGGTGAGCACTAGAAATTAGTGGTACCCCGTCTCCACCAGTAACAGCAGTAAACTGTGCTTGGTTAAGTACGTTAGCAGCTTTAACTTGCTTCGTATTTGACATAGATCTTGCAAGAGCTCTTGTGTATCTTGCAGCTAATCTGTCATATAGGTTGTCTTCGATTGCTTCTTCAGTGATCGAGAACGCTAAAGCGATTGTTTCGTGGTTGTATCTTGCAGTGAAAGTTTCACCAGCAGTATCAAACACTACTCCAGCACCTTCTTGTTTAGTTGGTGCAGAAGCGAAACCGCTTAACATTACTTCTTCTTCAAAAGCTCTGTCAGATGTTTCAGTTGCGAAAATTTCAGCATGCTGATTTTCGTATCTGTTATATTCCAGGCCGAATAAAGCATTCAAACCTGGCTCTAGTTCTTTGACTAGTTGGGATCGTGATATTGCCATAGTTATTCTCCTTTATCCTATATACCCGTTCCACTTCTATAGAAGTGATTGTTGATTCTAACAAGAATATTAGCATTAGCACTTCCAGTATCAGAATTTTCTGGATCCTGTGAAATGTCTATTGCTTGAACAGCAAATGTAGCTGCAGTACCTGAGGCACTAACATCTAATTGTTGTTTTGATATTCCTGTTTGTGTTACACCTGTTGTGTTAGTAACAGAGTAATTCTTAAACAGATCAGCTCTTGTGAAAGCCGCATCAGCATCCATTAGGAATACTGCATCTGGATCATCAATAACAAATGCTGTGATGTCAGAAGCAGCAATACCACCTGGATAGTAATTGCTGTAAGTCGGCTTTTGAGTAGTTGGGTCTGTGTAAAAACATCCGTTAAAAACGCCTATAACAGCATCCGATGTATTAGGACCATGTCTTTGGATATTTCCAGATGTTAATGGTTCAACCATTTCTCCTTGGAAAATCGCACCGGCAAGTCCTGACGCAATCGTATATCTGTTTTGGGCTCCAACAAGAGGTGTACCATCTAGTTTTCTGTATGGTCTTAGACCAAACTTTTCTACTTGATTTGACATATTTGTTTTCTCCGTTTTAACAGTTTATTTTTACCCCTGTAGGTATTGCAAAAAAATTATTTTTTACGACTACCACCAAAGGTCACTCTTGACTGTCTATCAATATTGATAGGCATGTCTGGGTGCTGTTCCTTCATAAGATCATTGTCCACAGCGTTCATTCTGTCTTGAGTAAGTTTTGCAAAATACTCAGCACGTGAAACCAAAATCTCCTCTGGTATCCTTGCCAGCACAAGGCCTCCAATTCCTATACACCCCTCGTATTTGCCTTCGGTATAGAAAGGATATCTGTTAGTGCCGATTTCTTTTTCAACTTGTTCGACTTTAACAAAATCCCATCCTTCCCTTAATTTTTTAGATACATTAGCTGTATCTTCAAAACCTTGAACGGTAGTACGGATCCATCTATGGGCGTAACCGTTCGGTGCGGGTGGTGCATCCAAACTGGATGGTGGAGTCCAAGTTTTTTTAGCTTCATTTGAAACCTTAGTCTCTGACTCCCGTGAAGTTCTTTTAATTGTACTCATACTATTTATCCTCCTTCACGTATCTAGCGTATTCCTCTAGTGGCACCCCTAATCTTTTAGCGATAGCTACCTGCGACTTGGTGAGTTTCACAGTTCTGCGTCCTTGTTGACTACGACCAGCTGAGGCGACCGTTTGGACGGGTTTCGGTGTCTCTTTTTTAGGCTCGTCATTAGTGTTACCAAAACTTTCAGGAAAATATCCTTTTAGTCTTGAATTAACTTCATTATAATACTCATCACTGTCTACTTCAATACCCTCTTGAGAAATATTGTTGTGAATGGTGATAGCAGCATTAGTCATGACCTCATCATTACCAAACCACGTATTTTCCTCAGCCCATTTTTTGGCTCTTGGTGTAATTTGTGGTGCAGTTTGTGATGTTTCCGCTGTTTGAGGTTCAGCTTGTACGTTTTGTTGTTGTTTACTTTTTTCTTCTTCAGCTTTCTTTATTTGTTCACGATTATTCATCTCTAATCTAGCTTTTTCTTTTTCGACAGCTAGTTGAGTTAATTTATCGTTAGCCTCCATAATTTTAGAAGCATCTTGACTTTCGATTGCTGATTGAAGAGCTACTTTGACTTGTTCTCTTTGAGCATCTACTCTAGCATCTAATTCTTTTAAATATTGATCATCTGTAGAGTTTAACTTTTGTAGATTTGAGTCAAATTTCTTTTGTATACCTTTGGCAAAATCAAGTGCTGCTTTTTCTCTTCTTTCAGCTTCTTTTTTTTGAAAGACAAGTTTATCAATTCGTTTTTGATAATCTCTTCTTGATTCGTTTAGGTTTGGTTTTTCGTCTTCAGTTTTAGATTCAACTTTTTCTTCAACTTCAGCTTCAGTTTTATCTTCTGTAACTTCAATTTCAGGTTTATCAGTTTTATCTTTTTCTTCTTTAGAATGTTCAGTATAACCTAAGTCGACTTCACCAAGATTTAAATTTGGTGCTTCGTCTTTTTTAGTCTTTTCTTCTACTGAAACACTTTCTTCTTTAACATCATCGGTATCTAAAGGTACCTCACGTTCATTTGCTAATAGAGCTTCCGCACTATAGTCTTTTACTTCTGCCATGTTTATTCTCCTTTATTAAAATAAATGGAGAATATCTTCTGGCTTCGCTATTGTTCCTATGATCTCGTCATCATTGAGTATTCGGTGTTCACCGAATTTAGTTTGAAATCTACTTCCAGCATATCTGCCATAAATGACAAATTCACCTTCTTTACACCAAGCACCTTTAGGAAATTTTTCTTTATCTTGATAGCAAAGGTCACCCTGTTTTACAACAAGTCCAACAACAGTTGTCATTTGAATTTTGTCTTGGGTTTCATCAGCTAAGATAACACCGCCTTTTGTTTTTGCTTGTCCAGACCATGGTCTAACTAGCATACGGTATCCTACTGGGTTTGGTATGATTTCAAGATATTCTTTGATGCCTTTGGGATCTGTTGGAATTTGTGATTTGACCTCTTCCTTATTTTTTTCGTTACCGAAATCTGTAAGTTTAGGTTTTATCAACTGTACCATCGTTATCCTCCTTTTGCAGGTTTTTAATATCCTGAAGCAGCGTTTCTAAAGCGCTGAGTCTGCCTCGAGCATACATTAACTGATCTACCGAATCAACCCCATAGCATAGATGATCTTTTATATCTTTTATTTGTTTATTAATCACATTAACAATTTGTTCTTTAGTGTGATAATCTAACATTACAATTTAAATTGTTGAAGTATCTCTAGTTTTTCTTCTGCATTTGAAATTTTTTCAATTAATTTATCTATTTCATCTAAATGTTGAGGGTGCTCTCCAATAGCTACGGGTTTTTCTAAATATATTTGTATAGTTGCATCAGCTTCAGATATTTGAGCATTATATCTATCTTCTAATGCTTGTAAAAGCGTAGTTCGTAGACTCATGAAGAATCTATATATTATTTATATGGAAAGTAAATAGTTTTAATTTTACCCTGTGCTCTTAATTTTTTTAAATCACCTTTAGACAGTTTTGAATAATCAATATCTTCATATTGCTCAAGATGAGGGTCTTGTTGTTTTTTTGGTTTAAATAAATTTATAATCCACTTCCACATTATATTTTCTGCATGTTAGGATTGTTTGATAATATGTTTTTTTCTGCTCTAGGTCTAGCTAAAGAATCTTTACTTCTTTTTCTAAGTTGAGCTATAGCAGATTCTTTCATCTGTTTTTCTTTTTTAAGTTTTTGTAAATCTCTTTCTAGATTCATTTCTTATATCCTATACTATTTCTATTTTTATATAATTTTGTCCAAGACCATGATGTAAGTTTTGTAGACCAATTATAAATAAATAAAATTATTTGTTTCATTTCTTACCCTTAAATATTTGTGTACCCTTTATACCATAAATGCTCGCAACGACAAGAATCCATAAATTTGTGAACCATCCCGGGAGCTGCTGGAATTGGTCAAAAAACATTTTTATTTTTTCTGCTGATCCTGGATCGTCCGAGAAGACCCCCCAAGCAATCACCAAAATTGGCAACGTGAGAATTACGAGTACGGCCTCGTCTTTCCAGTCCGATTGTCTAGCTTCTAAAAGTTTTCCTTGGTAAGCTTCCTCACCTCGGGCTTGTCTCTCTGCATGTAATAATTGTGCATCTGACATTGCCATTTTAGCTTTTTGTTTATTAGCATAAATTTTTGATCCTGCAGATACTGCAAGTTTAATTGCTTGGAACCACATTATTTTTTTCCTCCTCTTTTCATTTTAACTGGAGGCACTTGTGAGTTAGGTCCTTTCTTTGGTGGTGGACCATAACTTACTCCACCTGATAATCCTCCAACATTATATGCTTTAAAATTAAAAAAGTTTTCTTTTGGTTTAATTAAAAGTGGATCAATAGGTTTTGTAGTTTCAACTATTATATTATTCCCACCTCTATCAGGAGTAGTAGGTGTTTTTTTATTAAATCCTGCATCCTTTAAATAGTTTTTACCTAAAGGTGAATTTGGTTGTAAAGTATTACCTGTAGTTTTATAAAAATCTTTATACAGTCCTTCTTTTTTTGCAAACTTTTGTCTACTTTTGTATTGTTGTTTAGCAGCAACGTTTCCAATTGTTGTAACAGGTCCTATTCCTAAGAGAGTAGCTGCAATCTTACTTTTAGTACCAAAAGGTTTTTGAAATGGAACATCTTTTACAACAGGACCAATTTTACTTTTAGGACCATCACTATCACCTTTATTGGTATTTATATTTTTACTTTTGTTTACGTCTGGACTTTTAAAATCAGATTTGGAAGCATCCATTCCTCCACCTCTATATTTTCTAATTTTTCTTTTCATTATTTTTTCTTCTTTCTCGCAATCTCAAGTTTTTCTTCTGCAATTCTAATTCTTTCTGCAGCTTGATCTTCGTTATTTTCTAATTTCATTTTTTCTAAATCAATTTTTTCATCAATTTCGTTTTCTCTAATCTCATTTATGTTCATATCCTGCTCTGATTTTCTTTGAAGATCCATAGCTTTTAAGTCTAACTCTCTTTCTTTTAAAGCAACTAGTGGATCTTTTTGTTGACCCATAGCTTCACTCTGTGCAAGTTCCATAGTTAACTCGGCCACTCTTGCTGCAATCATAGCATTAATTTTAATTTGCGCTCCTTGAGGATCAGCTTGTAGATCTGCTTGCATTATTGGATCTTGCGCCAACATTGCTCCAACTTCTCCTTGTGCTTTCATTGATACATGTTCTGATATGTGTGCTTGTAGAGCTGAATATACTTGTGGATTAATTTGCACCATTCTTGTTGACATAAATGCTCTATGTGCATTGATATGTGCATCATGATCTTGATCTGGAAATGCTTTAAGTGGTTTTTGCATTAAAACTTCCATATTTTCTGTAGCAGGGTCTTTTGGAATTGGTTTTTCTTCTGGTCTAAGCAACTGATCTATATCTTGGGTCCCTAATGCTTCATAAACTCTACGATACGCTTCTCTCAAGTTGTGCATCATAGGATTTGACATAGCAATTTTTAAATTTTCATTTGCTAAAGTTACTCTTTGAGCCATACTCATAATATTAGGGTCTGCAACCGGTAAAACATCTACTCTATCGTCAAAATCAGTTTGTTTTACTGCTTGATCTGCACCATATACAGAATATGGGTAGATTGGTGGTAGATATGTACCAAATACTTTTGATAAAAGTCTAAATTCTTTACGCATTGAGTAGTAACATCGTTTATGAATTGCAGTCATGACTCTAGAACCACGTTCCAACATTGCAACTGTAGTACCAACAGCTCTATTTTGCATGTCATTACCAGTATCCATGTTAGTTATTGCTGCAAACTTCTGTCCTGCTTGCACAACAAAGCCCATTAACTGGTATAATGTAGCTGATGGCTCCTTAAATGGTAAAATTTGAAACTGATCTTTGATATTACCCCCAGGTGCGTCTACATCTCTAAACTCTCCTGGCTGAAATGGTTGGTCATCATCTCTGATTCTTATACCTCTAGACTTAAATCCTGCTGGTAAATTCGATAATGTACCTGCATCTAGTAACTGTCTTAATGATTGAGTAGCAGTTCTAGATAATCCACCTATCATATGAGTTAAACCAAAGCCATAAAATCCTAATCCTGGTAAAAATTTAAAATGTACAAAGTATTCGTCACGTTTATAAGTTTCATCCTTAGGTTTATAATTTCTATATATAGATAAAACCTCTCCAGAGCCTTCATCAATTGTAATAATGTAGGGAACTTTAACTTCTTTTTCTGAATTAGTGTTTTCAAATTCTTCTAAATTACAATCAACATGCATTTCAAGAACTTGATAAGAATATTGTTTATCATTAGAAGGTGTAACCCCTTCTAACTCTTGATATTTTTTTTCAATTTCTGTAGGACCACTTGAAGTAGGTTTAAGTTCTACGTCTCGATAAAATCCTGATGCTTGTTTTTTAAGTATTTCATTTTCTCCCATTTTAATGACATGAGTAATTCTTTCACATTCCATTAAATCGGTTGCATAATATGGAACCACTAAATCTTCTGCAGGAATAAATTTAGACACGGCTCTTTGTATTACTTCATCATAATAAACTTTTTTAAATGCTGATCCTGCTAGTGCTAAATAAAATAATAATTGATCAAACTCGGGAGTGTATTCTTCCATTTCCTCTGTGATCATATAGTTCATAAAATCTTGAACACGTTGTGCTTGATTAACTTTTTCATTATCCTCCATACCGAGAACTCTAGTTCTTACTGGTCCTTGAGACGGGAGTAATTCCTTATAGGCTTGTGCTTGAAATTGTGTAACTGCCTCTGATAATAGTGGATGAGTCACGGATGCCGAACCTTTAAAAGGTCTAGTCATTTCTGTGTGCTTGATTCCAAGAAGATCTAAATTATTTGTATAACTTGTTTCCCAATCTTTTCTCGAGACTCTATCTTTTTTATAATCATCTAATAATTGATTTGATAATCTTTGAAGAACATCATCCGACATGTCTTCTGCTATATTTTTAAAAAAAGCTTCAGTTTCTGATACTACTTCTTCTACTGTTTTAGGTTCTTCGCCTTCAACTTCAATATCAACTTCTTCAGAGTCAGGAGTTATAACTTCCTCTTCGATTGCTTTGTCAATTTCAGCCATATAAAAAATTAATAAAGTTTAGTAGGTTTACTTCTCGCCATTCCACCACCACGAGCTTTTACCATTGTTCCTTTGTTAAATAAAGGTTTATCAAATGTAAATCCAAAGAAACCTGGATTTTTTTTATTACTTTTTTTAGACACTGTATTTCTTTTAGCTGTTCTTTTTGCTTTCATTGCAGATGCATATTCTTTTTTATTAGTATAAGTTTTTCCACCTGATGAAATTTTACCATCGGATAAAATATTTATAGCTTTTGGATTAAGATCTTTAATTTTTTTACCACCTTGATAAATTCCAGTTCCACTTTTTACACTTGAATCATAGTTAGCAAATAATGTTTTTTCATTACCCACTCCTGTGTTAACACCTTTTTTAATAACATCTCCTGTACTAGTGACTTTTAGTTTTGGCAAAGTTTTTTCTTGTTTCACTGGTAGTGTTTTAACAACTTTTGGTTTAACAACTTTTGGTTTAACAAATGATTTTCTAAATGAGTCAGTCTTTCCAACAACATTACTTGATCCTGTTCCTTTAGTCCCAAGCATTCCTAACTTAGATGCACCAAACAAAGCAGCACCAGCTAAAAGTAACTTGTTTCGTCTTCTTGATTTTTTTGACATGTCGTCTCCTTTTAATAATATACGTATTTACGTTCCTTATAACTTTCAACCTCATCCTCGTCAGCATAAGTTGTTACGAAAGAACCTTGTCGATATCTTAACATAGCTTGTGTTGTGCTGTCTACATAATCGTCATGCTCTCCGTGAGGAAACGCTGCACATTCCTCAATTACTTCTTGAGCCCAATGCTCGTCTCGAGGATAATATACTTGTTTAGACTCAAATATAGGAGCACAGGCGTTGACTCGTGAGTGTTTATCCTGGCCTCGTCCTGGTGTGTAATCCATGACCGGTATACCCATTCGTCTTAATTCTTGTAATAAACTTTGTCCACTGGCTTTAGCTTCAATTACAATTGTCTCTGGTTGCCAATACTTGTATTGATCTAGGGCTACCATTTTTAATTCTGGAAAATCATATTTACCTTTTACTGCATCAATTAACATAATAGCATCAGGCATGGATTCGTGAGGCGTGAATATTCCCCATGTAGTAATGGCTGAGTAATCGGCAGTTTCTTTTTTACTGAACGCAGTATCATAAGACTGGATGACATGTTTTAACGTAGGAAGATCCCCGACCCACGGCTGCCACCATTCTCTTTTAAGAATTGCTCCTTCTTCTGACGTGGGGTTTTGCATGTATTGAGCTGACCAATTTCTAATTGATATTGACGCTTTAACTTTTTCTAATTCATCTAGAGACCAATACTCAGGCCACACGGGTTGGACATTCTCATCTTCTCCTAATAGAGCTGGAAAAGAAATTGTTTCCCATTGATCTGACTTAGGTTCATTTTGTGATTTAATTAATCGACCAGTCAAATCATCTTGAGCCCATCTTGTCATTACAAGTACAATCGAGCCTCCTGGTTGTAGACGTTGTCTAGGACCAGATAAGTACCAATCAAAAGTTCTTTCCATAGCTGAATCAGACATTGAGTCTTGTTCAGTATGTGGGTCATCGATAATAAGTAAATCAGCCCCTCGTCCTGTAATAGCACCGCCAACACCCGCTGCAAAGTATTCTCCACCATGATTGGTTTCCCACCTGCCTTTTGCCTTACTATCTTCTCGTAGTCTAACATCTCCAAAGATCTGTTTATACTCTGCGCTATCAATTAAATTTCTTACCTTCGCACCGAATCTTCCAGAAAGTTCTGCGTTGTGGGACACTTGCATAATTTTCATTTTAGGATTCTTTCCAATCATCCAAGCAGGAAAGTATATGGATGCAAATTCTGATTTAGTGTGTCTAGGAGGCATATTCACTATGAGCCTTCCTTTTTTATTTTTTGATATCTTTGTGAACTCGTGTGCTATATGTTGATGGTGCCCCCACTTGTCAGGATCACTATCAGTTCTGCAAATGAAATCTGGCCAAACATTCTTTACAAAATACAAGAAGTTGTCTTGACATAATTTTATATGTCTCAACCATACTTTTTCGAGCCTCTCTCGTAATTGATCGGTGGTCAATAATTCTGTATCTGTCATCTTAATTTACTATACCCTCGGGTCCCCTTTAAATCTACCCCCTAATTCTACCAGACCTTACTACCTCTATTTGTCATACAAGTTTTAGTCAAAGTGTATAAAGTTTAAAAAAATTTAGGTTTTTCAAACATAGTTTAAAAATTTCTATTTTTGGGTTTTGGTTGGTACCTCTATCAAGGGGCAAGCCACACGCCCCACGTGGGGCGTGTGTTGTTAGTGATTAGCTTTTAATCTCTTTATCAATTAAATAATCTATATAATCATAAATTATATTATCTAGATCCGATAAATTAATTCCATGGCTCAAGTCTTTTGCGATTACTTTTTCACCCTTCTCAATTTCATATTGAAAGTGACCTCCAAAATTAAGCCGTCTAATATCAAGTCTAATACATAAGAAAACATATATAGTATAGCCCTTAAATGTTTTAGTAGATCCGACTTGTATTTTTTTAACTTTGTCCGATGGTATAAACTTTTTAGACTCATCCATTGTTAAGCCCTCACCATTGTTCTAATTGATAAGATAATGCCACCCGTGGACAGGATAAACCCTGTCCATGGATCAACCGTAAAAAGTACAATCACACCAAAAAAAGCGATCATGAAACTAATTAAGATTAATATAATATATAATGCTAATTCCATTATATTTTAACTGTGTTTACTTCAAGCGTTACAGAATTAACAACCTTAGTTTTATATTGTTCATATAATTTCGGGTGATCTTCTTGAAGTCTTTTAAGATCAATCGTGTTATATTCTTTATGTTTAGTTTGAGCGTGGACGTTGTAACCTTTACAATGTGTAAAGACTTGACCACCTAAAGCATCAACAATTGTTACTGCAGGATCTTTTAAATCTGCAGTTAGTTTTGTAAACGCTTTTTTCTTTTTGTTAGCGTCAAAATAATTAAATAAAAGTTTACTTTGTAAAGTAGACAAATTATCTAATTTGGCTTTTTTAAGTGTACTCATTTTTTTACCTCGTTTGTTAGTTAATCTAACTTATGTTAGATAAACCCAATTTAATGGGATATGATAAGAAGTCAAGAAAATAATTTATTTTATTTTGAGCTGCTACAGCCCCAGGTTGTGGGGCTGTACTTTAGAATCATTCTAAATATAAACTGCAATAAACAGTATAAAAAGAAATAACCACGGGACGGCCATTTTTATTAAGAATTTTAAAAGGTCCTCAATCATGACGCAATCTTAATAAAAGAATTTGTCTCGACCTTTTTTCCTAAGCCCTTAGCAACTAAGCCTACAATCACGCCCCTCGGATCTTTAAATCTTAGATCATGTTTATCGCCATCTATAACGGGTCGACTCATCCATTTTTTTGGCAGCTTATCCTTAAAGACTACGGCAACGTTTGAATAGTATTTTGTCATGGCCTCGACTTGATCCTGGTAGTTAGTCCCCGAGTCGCTAAACGTAACATGATAATTTTTTTTACCATGATCAAGATAATTTAAAACTTTTGTATAATCATAAAATTGTACATCGTTATGAATATCCATAATTGAGCTGCCCCCGTCAACTTTATATTTAAAAAATGGCAGGTCGGACGTTCCATTGAGTCGAACGGCAAATTTAAAACCGTCCCGAGCTGCCCTCTTTTTTAACAGTTCAATTTCTTTAGACAGTTCCCACAAAAAACCATTTTTATTATTCCAAAAATAATTAGTTTTATTTATTCGAGCCTGCTGCACACTGTTCATCTGTCCACGGCCTGAAGTATTTAAACAGGGCGCAATGCAGCCACCAGGCCCTTTTGTTGCTTTTGGACAAACATTTTTTCCGCTCATATTATAGGGCGCAAAATGTAAGATAGCTGTCTTATATCCAAACGCCTCACCTTTGGCCATTTTAGTTTGACTGTAATAATTTAATAATGCCATTTTTTTTATTCCTTTTTGTTAGTTAATAAATCTTATTAAGGCGGGATGATTTAAAAGTCAACTTTTATTTTAGCTGCCTTGAGCTGCCACGACTCACGGGACCAATTAAAAAAAAATAAATTTTTTTAAATATTAGTAGTAGTAACAAAGCACCAAAAAAGACATGGCAAAAGTTTAGGAACCTCGCACGTATAGTATAAGGGGGCGAACGTAAATTATGACATGGCAAAAGTTTAGTAATAGTAAACCAATGTTAAAAATCGCATAGGCGATTTTTAGCGATATGGTTTTAGTCTCATGATGCGTGAGACGTGGTTCATGCGTCCTCAATTTTTTGCATTGCATCACGCAACGTGAGTGATGAGTAGGCACGGATCAAGTCTCTCGGTTCACGGATCACGAAAATTTGTAGATTTTGAGAAGGTCTCTGCGAGAGGTCTTCTCGCAAGATAAATGATTGTCCACCATTTTTAAAATGGGTCAAATGCCAATTAATTTGATACTTTGATAAACCAATATTCTTGACATCATTAGACTTAAGTTCAATCCAAATACTTTTACCATTTATCAACCAATAAACGTCTGGAATTCCATTAATAGTGTTGCTTTCAATACGAAATAATTGACCTTTTAACTTTAATAATTTAATTCGTTTCCAAAGATTACTCTCAGATTTTTTCATTATGTTATTAAGTCAATAACATAAAAAAAGGGTCAACTAAAGTCTCCCGTTGTTGACCCCTTTACTCAAGAAAATTGGTTGTCTGTGTTAATCCCAATAATCAAGAATATGTAAATTGCAATATACATTATTTGACTGTATTTGTTTTACAATCACTACAAATTAAATCAAAATCAACTTCATTTAATTCTTGCATATTACCATATAATTCAACCCCTGCACATTTTGAACAAATATCAAAACTTTGATTAGGGTTTTTTTCTATAATATTTAATTGTTGTTGTTCGTTTAATTTCATTATTTGACTATTCATATCTTAATATCTCAATGTCTTGCATCATCTCATCAACGTTGTATTTTTCACCAACTGTAAGATCTGCAAGATCTTTAATAACATCATCCCCATAGTAATTTTCATTAAAAAATTTTAACGGGTCAACCACTAAATTTGAAGAAGGAGGAACAGTATCGCCAGACCAACGAACTATCAAAAATTTCATTCCTTGTAATTTTTCAATAAGTTCCTCACTGCTTGGTTCAATATTTAATTTTTTAGATACAGATCTTAAATAATGATTAAGATCCATCTCTCCAATTTCAATATATGTCTCTTTACTCTCAGACCACATAACTCTTTTAAGCATTTTTTCTATGTCATCTGGTGAATTTTTATTATCAATAGTAGACACAAGTTTTACAATATCTTTAATAAGCATTATAGATCCTCCTCTGACCAAGTCCAACCAAGTGAAATATCAAAGACTTTAATTTTTTTACCATCAACATTAATTTCAGAACTTTCAATTGTAACCCACTCATCTTCATCAAACATTTTAATACAAATAATGCTATCTTTAACTATGATTTTAAAAATAGATGACGACTGACTGTCCAAAGTTTTTTTTTGAATTTCATTAAACTTTTCAATCTGATCAAGTTGAACCATAGGAATAGACCAACCATTCCATTTATGTTCAGTTACATAACCTTCAATAAAGTGTTTACCTTCAATCCAATGATCATGAAACAATTTAACCTTCTTCCAAACAAATGGCATTTGATTTGTAAATTCAATTTTATTATCTAAAAATCTTTTAATAAAACTTTGATTAGTTATATCAAGTGAACCTACAAAACCACCACCTTGAGGACAAATAGATAATTTATTACCCTCAAATTTTGAAATTTCATAAAATCTTTTATTTTCATTATTATAAAAATATTTTGATGATTTAATTGCTTGTCTAATCTTACCTAGATTATAACTATTTTCTGTTTCCTTTTTTACTTCGTATGCGTCCATTTTATTTGCTCCTTTGTTAGTTATTAAAGTTCTGCAGAAAAAGAACACTCTCCGTTTTTTTCTACACATTCTTTTATCTCATTACCCAACCTAAGTCTTGCATAATATTTTAACATTTTTCTAGCATTGACTTTATTAAGTTTAATTTGATCCCACAACATCTCATCGTTATAGCCATCATTATTTTTAAAAAATGTATCAAGCTTATCCTTCCAATCACCTAAACCTTTTAAACATTCTTTGATACCTTTTTTAATATCTTTTAAATTATCTTTATCAAAAAAATAATTTAATTCACTTGCTTGACCTTCAACACCAAAATGATCTGCGTCATCACTTGATTGCACAGTAAACCAAAATTTACCCTCTATGTCTCCTTGGTAATATCTACCCATTTTTGCTCCTTTGTTTTATTGTTAGTTTTATAATCATATCCCATCAATATAAGATATATAGAGTATAAGTCAAATTATAATTTAAAAAATCCACCTATTAAAAGATAAGTAAATACAAGCAAAATAATAGCTAATAATGGTCGTTTTAATATAAATATAAATATATGTGCTAAAAATCCCATTTAAGTGAGATATACGTAATTATATAAAAATCAAGTTAAACTTTTATTTTTTTTATTGATTGAATTACTGAGGTAGGAATTATTGTAGTGTTGCCTATATTATCAAACGTAGGCTTGTCTTTTGTCTCTATATAGTCTGTAAAAATTCTGGTTATACCTTTTGATTGAGATAATAAATATCCTTTTGAAACACAAACGGGAAGTTTTTGATTTTTTAAATCTTTTGTAGAACTCCAACCTGCGTCCCCCTCAATATCAAGCCATTTTATTTCTACATAAGGATAATCTAAAATATCATTTCCTAAATTTTTAAAATTAAAATTTAAAATTTTTGATTTTTGTATTTTTTTTGTTTTCATAAAAGTACATTAGTAAAGTTTAGGAATATCATTTTTTCACATTAGTAAAGTTTAGGAATATCATTTTTTCACATTAGTAAAGTTTAGGAATATCATTTTTTATCTTCAGTTAAAATTGAAACAATACCAACAGATGTTTGTAAATGTTTGTTATGGATTTCATTAAAAACTACCATAAATTTTCCCTCATCAAGTAATTTCTTCTGGCGTAACGTCAATGATATTTTTTGCTTCTCCGATTTTTCCTTCAAGTTCGGATAATCGTTTCTCAAGTTGTTCACGACTCATACCCTCCAATCCAACATGTGTTACTTCTTTTTTATCTACAAAGAATCCTGCCATTTGACCACTTCTATATTCTGCGTTTACGGCAACAGAAAATTGTTTTTTATCTTCTGCCTTTTTACTAAGTGTTTCAAATCTTTTATACTTTTTTAATTTATCACCTTCATGTTTTTTTAATTCTTGATTGTACTTCATCTCCATATAGCGCACTACATGAGGATTTTTATTTGGATCAGTAAGTCTACTTGCAATTTCAGACGGTCCTTCTTTTTTCGCAGATGTATAGCCAGCTCGTTTGGCTGCCTCAGTCTTAGTTATCTCTCCCCAATTACTAACATATATATCTACAAAGGCTTTTTGTTTTAATGTTAGTTCAGATGTTGATTTTAATGTATTTTTTCTTTTAGTCATCTTGACCTGTTATATCACAAATTTTTTCCTAATACGCTTTCTTACAAACTTTTTTATTTTTATTTTTTTGCAGAAAATGGCCTCAAGC